AGGAACTACTAGAGTGCGTACATTGGCCACAAGGTCATAGCCATAAGTCTTGACAGCCATCAGACCCCATAAACAGCAGTAGGGTCTGTTGGGTCAATCTGAGCAACAGGCTGTAGCTGTGTGCTTGGCAATCCGGTGTGGGCAATCTGTCCGAGTCCAACAGCAGCAAGTGCCTCGCTAGGTGTGAAACCTGAGATGACTAACTGCTGAACCATCTTGACACGCTTCTCAAGTGTGATGACCTCGGTATCTGCCAAGGCAATGTTGGCAAGTGGCACTCGGTACTGGTCACCCTGCTCGACTGGCTCTAGATCCTCAAGTCTGCGGATGTCGTTGGTTGAGTAGAAACCTGCCTGAGTACCGACTGAGTAGGACTGGACTCGTGAGGCTAGGTCTGCTCTTAGTAGGTCATTGAACTGAAACTTGATAAAGGCATCGCCAGGTAGTAGGCGTGAGAACGCTGCCTCAACCTTTTCTGCCAGTGGTCTTAGGGTCATCGAGATAAACTGCAAGTTGTTTTGCTCGACAGATGCGTAGCTTGCTGTGCCTGGTACACCTAGCAAGTGAAGTGGGACATTGAAAGCTCTGGCAATTTCCTCGACTGCAAACTTGCGTGACTCTAGTGCTTGGCTTGCTTCTGGGTCAGTCTGAGTGGCAACAAACTTAGCTCCACCAGATAGGACACCTGTGCGGTGTGCTCTGCGTGTGCCGTTTCTGTGGCGAGCGTCAAAGCCGTCTGCCAACTGAGAGGCCTGCTCGCTGGTGAGATTCCCTGGAAACTCGATCACGCCCGATGCACTTGCACCAGTTCCAAAGAACCTTGAAGCGTAATCGCTTAGGGCAATGTTTAGTCCGAGTGACTGCTTTAGTGTTTCAACTCGGCTAAGTCCTGTTAGCTCACCTGGCAAGATTAGGTCAACAATGTGGATGACCTCATCGCTTGTAAGCATCCGGCCCTCGCCTTGGACCTTGTAAACTTTGCGGCCAATCTTGGAACGCTCAACATCTACCTTTTCAGGGTCAAGATTTACTAGGTTGACAACCTGACCTTGTGCATCTCTAAAGACACGAGTGTAAGAATTGCCATGCACCAACAAGCTAGAAAAGACCTGCTGAAAGAACGCTGCCCTTGTGCTTAGGTCAACATCTGGTTGGTCCAACCAAACTGGTCGGGGGTTCAAAGGTCGGCGAGTTGCACCAATCCTTAGATAAGCCCCACATGGCAAAGTTGAGATGGTGTCAGAGATAAGGCTGACAGCAGAGAAAAAGGCAACAATCTCAAAAGACTTTTTAGTGGTGACATTGACACCAGACTCTGACATCAAGCCCCAAGGTTCACCTGCACCCCAAACAGTTTGAAAGCTAACAGCTCTCTGCTCAAAAAGATTACCTAGCATTACTTACCTCGCTCAATAGCTATTCCAAAAGTGAGGATGCCAGCACCGAGCAGAACTAGACCTGCTGGTGGGTAAATAAGACCTGCACCTACTGAGATTGTCAGGATGCCAACTGCTTGGAGAATTGTCGCTGTCATTACCAACCTAAATAAAGAATTGCGGGAGTAGTTCCTCAGCCTCTACTCTACCAACTGTTGCCCTATCAAAGGCTATGACCGCTGCTACTGCTGCGTCAATCTTTCGGGGTGATCCTCGATGTTCTTTGACGATGCGTGGGCCGATTCGGTCAGTTTTGATGACAGCGTTGGATAGATGTCTGGCTAGAGTCGGGTTATTGTCATGGGTTAGGTTGCCCTCGGTGACTGCTGTGTAAAGCTTTGAGCAAGCTGGCACCATGCGAGAGGGTGAGCTTGAGTTGTATTCGACAACTGGTAAGCCAAGGTCTTGCATAGCTTCCATTGTGCGTTGCCATCTAAAAGGGTCACAGGCAATTTCTTTTACATTGTATGTCTGGCAAAATTGAATAATCTCATCCTCAACCTCTTGAGTGCTGACACGCCAGTCATCGGTATCCTCTGGTTTCTTTTCCCAGACTCTGATAAGCCCGATGTGTGGCAAGGTGTCATCGGTTGGGATTGTGCAATAAGTCAGGGCTGTGCAGTCGCCATTGAATGAGCCGTCAAAGCCAACAATGACTGGTGTGTCTGGGTGAAGGTTTATCTCTGCCCCAAGCTGCTCCCACTTGCCAGTAGGTAGCCAAGCGTTCATCGAGCTAACCCATTGGTTGCATCGCTTGGTTCTAAACTCGGCCTCTGGTGTCCTTCGCACCATTGCCTCAAAATCCTCTTTGCTGTTTAGAATCCCATAGCCAGGGTTAGCAGCTTTCCAGCTTTCCTCGCTTCTGTGGTCTGCCTCTGGTTGGGCTTCCCACCAAGCACCAAAAAATGTAGGGTCTGGGGTTTCCTTAGTTGCAACTCTTTTGAGGTAATTGTAAAGACCAAAAGCCGTTGAGTCCTGCCCACTAGCATCAGTTTTTTGGCCAGCGGTTGTCGTGGCTATCATCAGCGGTTGGTTTCTTGATGCCATTGACAACTGCATAACATCCCACATCTTGCGATCAGGCAAGGCATGGATTTCATCAAAAATCACACAAGAGGCGTTGAGCCCCTCAGCTCCAAAACTCTCGCTTGCAAGCACTCGCCACACCGATCCATTTGCCGGTAGCTCAATAGCATCTCTGTAAACCTTAGTCATGCTACTTAGGTCTGAGTTTCCGTCTATAAGCTTTCGTGCATCGTTGAAGGTGATTCTTGCCTGGTCTTTGGTAGCTGCACAACTGTAGGTTTCTCCACCCTTGTCATGCATAAACAATGACCATAAACCCACACCAGCGGCAATGCTCGATTTGCCATTTTTCCTACCCATGCCCCAGTAAATTGTGCGATGTTTGAAACTGCCATCAGGGTTGAGGACAAAGCTTTGTCTAAGCAATTCCTTTTGCCAATCATCTAAGTGAATAGACTGCCCAACTTTGCCGGCAACAGAGTCCTTGGTGAGGGTCACAAAGTTTTCAATAAACTCTGCAATCTCTGGTCCTCTTGATTCTGCATTTTCTGGGATTGGGGTAAGCCAGGCAGGTGGCCAGCTAGACATTTCGGCGAGCCATCATTTCCTCTAGTTTGCTCTGAGCTTTGACCTCTTGTATGCCTAGCTTTTGTCGAGCCATTGGGGTAAACCCAAGCAAGTTTAGGTTGTCCTCGATCTGCTTTTCAAGCAATCTAAGCCCTGACCTTTCATGCCAAGCGTCAATGTTTTCCATTACATAAATCCTTAGAAGGTCACGCTCATCGAGCTTTTCACAGGTGAGCATCAAAAGCTCTAGGTCAGTAGAGGCAAGCCAGGTGTTTGGCTTGCTAAAGGCAGAGTTCCAAAGAGCCAGACCGGATTCCTCAAGCCTTCTAGTTGGCTCAGGTATTACTTTGAGTGGCACTGGCACTAAAGACATCCCAGCATCGGCGTTCTTAGCTCCGAGCAGTTTCTTTAGTTCTGGGCTTTTGCCAGGATTAGGCATTGACTTCCTTTGGTAGTTTGTCGGACTTTCGGCGGTTGCAAATCCAATGGGCTGGCCGTAGGTTGCTTATGTCATCTGAGCCACCTTTGCTAAGGGGTATCCAGTGATCTACTGTTAGGCCCATTTTGCTGGTTCTTTTGAGGTCTAGGTCAATAGGCTCAGAGCAAACTGCACAAGTGTTGCCATAAAGCCTGACAACATCGTCAGCCGCTAACCGGCTTGGCTTGTTTACAAGGCCTTGTCTTTTTACTGTCTTGATTCGATACCTAGCTCGTCTGGCTTCGATAGTGCACTTAGGGTGATAAGCCCTAACTGTTGATTTGCCAAACTCATAAGTTCTTGGTTCGTTGCACCACCCACAAGGTGTAGTGACAAAAGCCACAGCCTTTTCTTTTCTGGCTTCCCAGTACCTGACTCGTGACTCGATCCGGCCAGCGTCAAGTCTGCATCCTTTTGAGCAAAAGCGTCTTACCGATGATGACTCAAACTCGGCTCGGCAGTATTGACAAGTGTGCTGAACTTTTGGCTTTAGCTTTTGTTTCTGCCTGTGACGCTCTCTACAAACACTTGAGCAATTACGCTTAGGCCTTCCAGCCCTGGGTGTTTGGTCTAGTTCTTTGCCACAATTTTGGCAGTTCGCTAGGCCAATGGTTTCATGCATAGTTTCGAGTGTATCAGTGCAAAACTAGATGTAGTGCTTTTTTGTTCGGAAGCTACTACATACAGGTTTGCA